ATGTGCAAACTGCTCAACATTGAGTGTTCAATATGCACTGATCAATCTGTCAAATACAATCAGGGGCATGAACATGCTGTATTATGGCCTTATGATCTTGAGTCCCCCATAAAAGTGCACAAGTATCTTTTTGATGAAAATTATTATGACACATTGGTCGACTTTAAGTATTCATTGTATCTGTCGGCTGAAAATTCTAGTGACCTTTTGGTGAAATCAAAGGTTGACCAGGAAAGTCTAGAAAATGCTGCTTCTTACCTTTCTGACCAACTGCTTTCTTTGAATTCAAAAGGAATAGAAAGGCCCAAGCAATCTTTTTTAATACCCTTAGTGACAGGCAGGCTAAAGTATGGGTCTGTCAATGAGATAGACTATGGCTTACTTAGGAATAAATTATTCAATTCCAATTATTTAAAATCCATCCTTCTTAAAGCAGAAAAGGGATATTTTTTGAAAAAACATGAAGATACAGACATCATAGACGGTTATGATATGCTGAAGTCACTGCAATCTGAATTGCATTTTTATCTCAAATCAATCTATCCTGATCGCATCCCAAAGTCAAAAATATTAAAATCATTGCTGAAAGATGATGAAACTTATCAGAGGCTGCACAAACGTGTTTCACAAAAACATTATGAAATAAATAGGTTGGTAAAGGAAAAGTCTAAAAGTGTTACATTGAGCAGAACTGTCTCTATTGCTAAAAATGACTTCAATGGATTCTCTGAAGAGATGTCACACTTTTCTAAGAACAAGGACTTGTGCGGTGTCAAAGACTCTATTGTGTACAATTATGACTTCATCAACACTCTGATGCATCAATTATTTGAATTTTTGAAAAAAATCCCTGATGAACCGTGCAAAATGTCACCCTTTGATGAAAACACTGGTCCTGGACCAAAATACTTGACAAAATTGAAAAATGAGTACCTCAAAAGGCCTATAGAGACAGCTAATGATTATAGAGAGTCAAACATTGGCAAGTGTGCTGAATTTGCCAGCAGATTTTGCCACTCTATGTTCAAGCTTTCTATGACCACGAGCAATTGTAGACAGGTTTCAATAGACAACCTAGGTTATGAAAATGTGATCTTATTTGTGAGAGGCGGTCCTAAGGCCAGCAAGACAGGGAATTGTAGACTGTTTAGAATTGTTTATCCTTATCAAGATTACTTTGATGAAATTCTTGGTTACAATGAAGACTATCAAAAGATACAGCATGAAGGTCAGTGCTACATATTGACTCCCTGGACCCAATACAGTATAAACATTATAAAAACAGGCATGAATTTATACCACAGTCTTTATCAAATGTTGACTGTCTACTGTATTAGGGACAGTATAACATTGAGAGACATGCCACATTTTGAACTTTTGAGTGCATTGTTAGGTTTCCATCAGAAAAGACAAACGGAAGTCACTTTACACAACAGCAGATATCTAATAGTAAACTCTTCAGGTCAGTACTCCAATTTAAAAGGAATAGTTTCGTCTTTTTGTAGCTACAACTACACAATGTTTGATGCTTGGATAAAAGAGAGTATTAGGTTGAATCTTGATGAATTTTTTAAACAGAGTCATTCACTTGGACAACTAAGAGAGGATCGTCTTGACAAGGCCCTTCAGAAGGTTGATTTAAGGCATTTTATAACAGGAGAGCTGTTAAAATCCAGTGTTTCATTGACTTCAACGATTTATTGCACTTATGCAATGACTACAGGTCAGTACAACAAAGCTCTGGAACAAGCCAGCAACCTATCTGGTATATTGAAAGATGTTCAAGCTGCAAAAGGGAAGGACCTTGACAAAGCAGACACAAAAGCTTCCACTTCTATTGAAAATCTTGATCTTTATGTTGATGACTTCAAATTTGACCCAAAGTTTTGCCAATATATAGGGTACGTTATGGGCAGCTGTATCAATAGCAGGCTCGGAGTTAGCAACATAAGTAATCACTGGAATTCATCCATAGACAAAACTCTTCTGTCTACTATCACACCATCTGGGCTGAGAGGCTTCAATGAAAAGAATTTTTTCAATCAGAAAGGCTACACAATCACTTATGACTTTATTTTAGAGAAATTCTCAGAAGAATTGTCCACAAAAGTTGAAGAGCTGGACACTGCCTCATTCAAAGAAAAAATAAAAATGATAAAGCTTGACAAAGTCAGAATGTCAGATTGTTGCATGAAATGGGAATTGGTTGATGCAGTATTTCATGCAGTGGATAAGCAACAGAGGGCAGGTGGCAGAGAGATTTATGTGATGGATATAGTGACCAAGTTTTTTCAACAGCCTATAGAGAGTTTTCTTAGCAAATTGTGTGTCTTTGTGGACAATGAATATATATCTGTGCCTTCAGATAGAAGGGCTCAAAAAATACACAACCTATATTATGATGAAGTTAGAGAGCACTGGCCTGAGACATGGAATTTGGTTCTCGATTGTAGAAGGTGGGCTCCAAGGTCTGTCATACAAAAATACGTTCACTTCATTCATGGAATGGAGAGTTTTCTACCAGAGAGCTTTGTGAGTCATTTTTACTATTTTTTTGATAAGATGCTGACCAAAAAGATATTTGTAAGAGATTATGTAGTTAAGACCTTCAAAAACAATTCATCAAAACAGTGGATGAATGAAGAACTAAAAGAAGGAGAAGGAAAATATGCTGGCTCACACTATTTTGAGATGAATGCCAGTTTTCTGATGGGCATGTTCAATTACTTGTCTTCTCTCATGCATGCTGCCAATCAGTTGGTCATATCCAATGTGATAAGGGACCGTCATTTGAGAACTCTTGGGAAACTCACAATCGTGAAACCCATAGCGCACTCAGATGACAGTACTGCTAAGATCTTGACACAAACAACTGACCAAATAGAAGACTGTTTGTTGGTATATGATGTCTTACTGAAAGCAGCCAACCATATGATATCTGTCAAGAAGAGTGTTGTGTCAAAGGTTTACCAGGAATTTCTCTCTGTTTTATATTTTTTTGGGGAAAACTTGTCTGTTTTGAAGAAATTCTGTTCTTCCATAAATTTCACTCCTACAGACAAAGGATATTCTGTGGATATAACTTATGCTGCAAGTAAGGCTATGGAGGCTTTGAAAAATGGAGCAACTTTTCAAGAATCTTATTTGATAATGAAAGTGACGGAATCAGCAATCAGGTATACTTACAAGATGCCAAGAGCTGATCCGAACATGTTTTTTGGAGTGATGGGGCTGTTTGATCCACATCCTATTGAATTAATGATCGCTGGGACTGAATGTGAATTTTATAAGCACTGCACATATAACAAGGAAAAGACCAATTTTGCTTTAGATATTTTGCACAAGTGGTTGAAAGATTCAGATAGAAACTTTTTAGATCCAGTGGTCAAATGGGACATGAAATTCTCAATCTCACCAAGGCTGAAATTGTTTTTTGAAAAAAAGATTTCGGGCAAGCTAGGCAGGCTGGTCAAAAATAGCACAGTGAATGAGAGCTGGACGCTGACAAATGGGAGATTTGACTCTACCATGTTGTCTCTTGTTGCTTTTGAACATTTGTTGAAAGAGGGCAGTTTTTACAAGTCATTAATGTCAGATCCTACAGAAAGGGCATTGGCAAGAGTTTTTGGTGCATACTACAACAGAACTTGTATAGTGGAAATTACAGACACAGATAACAAGCCCATGAAGTTGACACCCAATGTTGTTTATAGCACAATTTCAGAGATTATAAACAACCCTGACATTCTTCCTGTAGGGGTTGATTTTGTTGACAAGTACCTTGAAGTTATTGAACCAATCAACAATGAGCTGTCTTCAATATATGAGTGTTTTGACAACATGCTCAGCGAAGTAATGACTCAAAATCAAAACTTGACTCTCAAGCCTGTTCAGGCTCAGATTTTCAACAACCTGAGTGGAATACCAACTGAATTTCCATTGGATAAGATAGTGACATATGTCAAAGAGCCGGAAAATTATTGGATGTATGGTGACGAAAGGGACCCTTCAAGACAAGTGGACAATGTTAAAGAACATCTTAATGTGATAAATGTGGACATAAATAAGTTGGATCCTGACGATCTTTACAAGGTTCTTAGAAGGTTGCACGGCAATGATTTAAAATTGGTGAGATTTCAGGCCCATGTTGAAAGCAATAAGAGGTTTTTAAGAGGACCCAGTGATCTATTGGAAATAATATCAAGCAACAGCATCTACAACAAGAGAATAATAATGGGTTCTAGAGACATAGCTGAATTTGGCAGTGGACATTTCGATAGGGAGTTTCTGATACCTTCCAATGTTAGAGAATATGCCAAATTGCACTGGGCCATCTGTTACATTAGATCAAAAAATCTAGAAAACTTCCTGAGGCCTGAGGCAACAGCAAAAATGGAAAAAACAAAAAACAAGATAGATGCCAGCTGGAGAATAATGGTCGAAAACACTGTGCAGTCACAAAGCTTGAGTTCATTAAGCTACTGGTATCATTGGATAAAGCCACAAACAAAAATGGGTGTGATGTGGATGGGTGAAGGTGAACTCTTTGTTAAAACCCCAGAAGCTAATTTTGTGTTCAATGTCTGTAACCATCACTTGATATCTATAAAAGTGGACAATGTTGCAAACAATTTCAGCAAAACAACTGACTGGTTCCTGAGCCAAATAATTGACAAGCAGATAAGAATAACAGGTCAG